ACGCTGTTGGTGATGTCATGGTCTGTCTTATCAATTACTGCGCTTTACAGGACATACATCTGGTAGACTGCATGGAAGTTGCATACGATCAGATCAAGAATCGTAGGGGTACTCTTTTGCCAAATGGAGTCTTTCAAAAGGAAATATGACCATGAAATTTGAAATGGAAATTGGCTACATTCAAAATGAGAAAATTATCATTGAAACGTGGGACTTTGACAAAATCCAAATCATCAGAGATTTTATTGCTTTTCAAGAAGACCACGGGTGGGCGGTTGACTATGAAGCAGTTGAGCCTGATGATAATAAAATTGAAGATGAAATCCCGCCATTTGCGTTAGACACTTACGAGCCTTTGTAGCCTATAAGCTACTTTGCCAGTAGGTACAGTCCAACATTTGAGAAAGCATAACCCGCATAGACAATAGCCATGTGTGGGTTATCTTTTAAAAGCTGCTCACCAGCAATATAGGCATAGATTGCCCCCGTCAAGATGATTAGCCAAGCACTCAAAATGCACCTACATCAAATACATCACCCCTAAATTCAATCTGATCTTCACCAAACTTGTGAACCAACTCAGGCCATAGTAGTTTGCCATTAAAGAAGTTCAGTACCGCAAAGCCCGATCTGTGGTTGTTTGGATTTATCTCGGCATAAGTAAATTGTGGCCCATCAGTCTCGGCTAAAGTTCCTGTATCTACCCCGTATCTACACCCGTTATAGTCGCTGAATGGCGTGACCTTTAGAGAGTGCAGATGCCCTGTCACTATTGAGACACCAGCGTTTACAGTATTGTTGTGTGTGGCATGAATTCCACCTTTGTATCGGTGTTTGATAATACATTGTTCAGTAGGCCATACTGCCCAACAAAATTCCCAATCTGGGATATGGTCTGTCAACTTGAAACCTTGAACTTCTTTAAATTGTGGTGCGTGTTGCGCTAAACGATTGCCAAAACGTACGTCATGATTACCCCATGTAAACAAGAGCTTTACATTGTGTCTCGCTGCTTTAGCGGCTTCTTCAATCTCGCCCAATGCACCCTGACAAGCCTTTAGTTCTTGGATAACAGAAGTTTGTGGTTGTTCAGTAACATCATGGCGTGATATGGACGCTCCATCAAACGCATCACCATTACATACTATCGCCTTGGGTTTGAACTGTTCTATAGCCCATAGAAGCCCTTTAAAAGCTGTTGTTCGTTGACCAGGTATGAAGTGAGCATCTGAGAAGACTATGACAGTCCCATCTAGCATCCCTAGTTCTATTTGTTTTAGAGGAGAGAAAGATTTTGGCCTGTTAGCGTCATATTGTGCGCCACGATGGTCTTTTGCGGGTAATTTGATCTGATAGTGTTCCTCAATCCACCTTCTGCGTAGATGAGCCGCCCTAGTGTTTATTCCTAAATGTTCAGCAATTCTTGTGGCAGACTGAAGTTGTCCCCATAGTTGGATGAATTCCATATCTGTACAAGTTTCATTATGAGCGCCCATTGGAATCCTTAGACAATAACTTTTCTAAAAGGTTAATGACTCTATGCTCTTGCATTTCAACCTCATCTTGAGAAGATTTGGGGTCTTGAGCCACAGTCATCAAATCGTGTAAGAAAACATGAAGCAACTCATGTAATGCAGTCTGATCCAAAGACTCTGGTGTGATCTTCTCAGCACCAAAGTCGCCTAGTCTGTAAGTAGCCAATCGAGCAGAAGCATTAAACTCAACAGAAGCCATAGCAGACTTTGCTGGTTTACTTCCCTTCTCTATTCTCCAATCACCCAGACTAAGCACTTGTTGCCACTTTTTTACACTTTGTGCAAATAATGCGGCATCTTGTGGTGTAGGAATGTTAGACATATCAACACCTTATACAAGTATTATTACAGTTTAATTTAACTTGTTAACACTTGTAAAGCGTGTTCTATATGCTTTATGCGGTCTTCAAGGCCAATAAAACCACCATTTATCTTCTTGGTCATGGTCTTATAGTCTCTAACATCAGCAAATTGGTTCAGCTTATGCGTGTTCCAAAACCACCCTGCTGTCAGGGCAGCGTACTGAGGTGTAGCAACCAAATCAGGCTCCATAATGAAGTCAACACCTAATGCTTGACCCGCATGATGGTAATTTGCAGAACCTGTCAATTGGATACATCCTCGGCCTCGGAACCTCCACCCATCCCCAGAAGCCTCATCCCTGTTGCCCATACGACTTGAGTAAACAGTATTGGCAATCAACTTAGGATTACGAGCGCAAGCCTGTGCCTTGGCAGCATCAAACCTTTTAGGCCATAACTTCTGTAAAGCCTCTGCCCTGTAATTTAGGTTTTCTTCCAAGATCCTAAAGTTGCCACACTCATGCCCACATTGACCAATAAAAGCCGCTTGGCGAGTAGGTGTAGAGATGTCAAAACGCTCAAAAGTAGCATTTAAAGCATCAACCCACTCTGGACCGATATGAAGTTGTTGGAGTTTTTCTTTATTTACCGACATTTAGTAAATCTCTCATCTGGTTGTACGAGTCCACACAAGCATTCAAAGCAACAGTATTCTTATCACCTTGAGCGACTATTTCGGCAATGGCTTCGATGGTTGCTCTTTCGGCATCAGAAGGTTCATTAGCCTGTCTGTCAGGTTGGCTGGTTGCTTTTGGATCTGTGCTGGCAAAGGGGGAACTTGAGGAGGCTTGTACGTTACTTGAGGGGCAGAGGCGCAACTTGCCAGCACGATTGGCAACAGCAAGAGCAGTAGTTTTTTTGTTGATGGCATCATTGGCTTCCTGTAATTTTGCAGATTGTTGATTAAGTTTCTCACCCATGTTTTGCTCTATTTCACGAGCTTCTTCATTCTTTTTAGCAATAGCTATCTTCATGTCGTTATCACGCTCTAACCACCCGTAGTGATGGCCTACTTGGTATGTACCAAAGAGAGATACCAAAACACCCACTATTAACCAAGGTAAAGGTATAGGTAACATTATTCAACCTCTTTTCTAGCCATTCCCATGTGTTCACGCTCTTCGTTGTCTTCCAAGTGTTCTGGAGGAGTAGTCGGAGGTGGCCCAGGTGTCCATGATTCATCTAACTCAGGATTTGTCCACTTTGGCATTGCCCCAAATGGTTGGCTTGGAATGCCGTTTGTATTTGCGTTAAACCCGTGATTGTTGCTATAGCCGTAGGAGCCTTGCATTGGCTGACACATAGCTTGCATCATCTGAGGTTGATTTGGACTCCCAAAAGCCCTAGAAACGGCTCCTGCCGCCCTTTTGGTCATCACTCCACCGATACCACCCACAATTAGCAGAACAATGTCGTTCAGCATCTTGGTATAGGCTTGGTCAATTGGAGCCATACTCTTGATGGGCTGAGTCACAAAGGTGACAGAGTAGAGCAAAGCAATGACGATAAAGCAAAGGATGCAAGTCACCACAATGACCACAAAACCCCAAACTCTGACCTCAAATTCTTCAGTTGTTAGGTTTGGTTTCTGGTTGGATGTCATTAATTTTTTTCTCCAAGATTGGGGCTACCAAGTATTCGGGGCATTGTTGGGTAAACAAACATTTTGGTTTTTGGCACTCTTCCGCATGGAAGTGGTCAGGATTCTGGCACTTGTATCGATACCTGTCTTCACAGCCAGTTAACAGTAAAAGAAGCAATAAATATCTCATTTACCTAAACCAATCCTTCCAAGTAGGAGATTGACAATTCTGTCTGACAGATCATCAGGTAAGAACTTCAGAAAACCTAAGAAGTACAAAGCCACGCACCCGTAAACGAATATCTTGAGGCACATATCAAAGGTCTTCTGATACTCATTCACCGACCACACCTTCTGGTAGCTTCACAGAATGTCATCAACTCATTGACTCCAATAAAGACTAAAAACAAAACAAAGCAGACTCCACCTATTGCCAAGCCAATCTCTAGTTGTTCTTGCTCTTTCTCTTTAACTTCTTTCTCTGCCTTCTTTAAAGCACTTATTTCTTTGGCATCAGCCAAGTCCATCTCTGCTTGACGGGCTTTAATCTTTTGCCATACGTCAATCTTGCCTGTCTGCATGAAGAGCATCTTTAGCTCCTCCTCAAACGCTCTGGCTTGCTCTAAAGCCATCTCAATCTGCAAAGCCGTACCCATGTTTGAGCCTTTGCCAGACTGCTTGGCTTGAAGCATTGCTTTTGTAGCTACAGACTTTGCGTCAAATAGCTTCCCAATCATGGGTGCAAGAGAGCCTAAGTCATTGGCAACATTTGCTGCCTTTTTGACCATGCTGATTGCTGACTGTATGCCAGCTAAAGCGGTCATTGGATCGATGGGAATCATTTCTTTTCTACCTTCTTCCATTCAATACAGTAGACCTTTCGGTTGTAAACATCCCCAACCCAAGTCCACTTAACGCACCTGTATTCAATAGATACAGCCAGTAAAAAACTAATTACTGCCATGCCCAGATGATTACTGAGAATGACCAAACAATAAGGGCAACCATACAGACTGCCGCAATTGTTGCAAGCAGCCAGTCTTTCATGTTATCTAGGAAGCAAGAAACGATCAGCGTCAAACTGAGGCGTCTGACCTAACCCATAGTTTAGCAATGGATTAGAAGTTATTTGATTAAGCAAACCAGGTGCTTGTGGTTGCGAACTAGGCAACATATTACGTTGGAACATTGGAGATACTGCAACAGAACGCAATGTGGGTCTTGTTGCGGCACTTACCATAAGTGCAGGATTTCCAGATGCGGCACTAGCAATACCTGCTGTTCCAATGTCTAATGGACTGAAGCCTGGAACACTACCAATTCTTGCTACATTTTGAAAGGCACTTGGATATGCACCTGCGGCATTTGCCAAAGTTTGTAGTTCAGCAGGAACAATCTTTCCTTTTCTAGCAAGCGTTCCTAAATCAGCACCAGATACATTACCAGTTGTGGCATTCAATGCTTTTTCAATGGTGTAACTTTTTGCAATATCCTGACGAGCTTGCTTAAAGTTCTTCATCACATCGGGTTGATTGAAGTTTGTTAAATTACGCTCTGCAAGGGCTTCTAGTTGTTGGGCAGCAAACTTTTGCGCTCTACCAAGATCTTTATCTCTAGCATTAGCAAGAGGAGATGAGTTTGTCTGTGCGCTATCTCTTAGTCGTTTAATTGACTCAACCAACTCATCCCCGTTGAAGTTCATTTGCTTCAAATTATTCAACAGTTTTAATTCTGCTGATACATCTAAAGCCTTCATGTTTTGCAGTCTAGATGTTTCTTTATTAAGTTCTGCAAAAAACGACTTGTCTGCGTAATAAGTTGGATTTGCTCTTAAAGCATCGTATGCCAAACCTTTTTCAGCTCTAAATTGCTGCAACACTTGCGGAGTAATTTCAACATCAGGAGCAAGGTTTAAAGCTTTACGGGCTTGTTCATTAACCAATTGCTGATTCTTTACAGAAGCAATTTGGCTTGTTTGTTGTTTGCCAGAAATACCTTCAATAAGCCTGTTTATAAATGATGGGTTTACTTGTGTTGGAGGCAATGTTGCACCTTCAGCAATAGCACGTTCAGCAACTAATTGAGCCTGAGTTAAATTAGCTGGCCTTCTTGGGGTAGTCAAGCCACTAACAGTAGCTGTTGGCAATGTCATTACCGCACCAGCAACAGTTTCATTCGCTAGTTGCAAAGGATTAATAGTGCCAGTATCTGCGGCTTGTTGTGCGGCAGATGTTATTCCCGCAGTAGTTCCTCCAGTTAAAACATTCTGAGCCAAAGCAGCAGTTCTTGGAGCCATCTGTGTAAGAGCAGTAGGTGTACCCGCAATAATAGATTTTTGTAAAGCACCAGGCAATACTAGGTTAGTAGGATCAAATACACTAGTTCCCAAACCACCAACTAGCAATCCTGGGCGTTCTGTAGCAACTTTATATGTTCCCTTAAGAATGTCGCTAATAGATGGAGTTGGTACAACAGGAGCTTGTGGCTTGGTGCGATCAATGCCAAGGTATTCATCTGAAAAACCAAGAGCACTTAATCCACCTTTAATGCCTTGTGACATTAAATTAGCAGTACCAGTAATTAACTGTCCACCAGTAGTCTTGCCACGCAAAACATCTAATGGGTTAAAGCTTGCGGCAACATCTTGTTGGAACTGAGTCTTAGGCTGAAATGCTTGTTCTCTAATACTCTGCATAAAGTCAGCAGTACTTGGAACGGCTTGTCTTTGCTGTGTTTGTTGTTGAACTTGTTTTTGTGTGCCACCAAATGGCACAAAATCATCAGTCCCTACAGCTTGAGTAGGAGCTTGAGTTGTTGTGCCTTGTCCGAAAGGAACAAACTCATCATCAGTTGTAGATTTAGCCATAAAGTTTTTAACCTTTTGAACATAGTTTTGTGTTTCTTTAAATGGTGGTATACCGCCATACTTGTCTACATTACCCAACCCTGCGTTATATGCAGCAAGAACCAAATCTGGGTTATCGTATCTTTGTGATAACTGGCTTAGATACTTAACACCACCTCGGATGTTATCTTTCCATTCCATTCTGTTAACACCAAGCTCTTTAGCAGTAGCACCCATCAACTGCATAGGGCCATAAGCACGATCACCAGTTTTTGTTTTGGGTCCAATGGCATTAAAAACACCTTGTGACTCTGTGTCAACAACGCCCTGCACTAACGAAAGAGGAACACCTTGTCGTTCTGCCTCTTGAGCAGCAAAAGCAAAGATTTCGTCTTTAGTTGCCATTATTGACCTATGCGATAGATTGAGCCATCAGGACGTTTAATTTGAAACTCACCTGATTTTTTACCAGTACCAAATTGAAATCCCGCAGGAAGCACAGGCTTTCCTTGACCGCCAGCTTGACTCCAAGCATTTACTTGTTCAGTAAGGAACTGGTTGAATTTTGGATGAGCAAAAACTGGCTTGTTGTCGGGAGAATTTTGCCATGCTGTGCTTATCTTGCCAGGATCACCTTTATAGGCTTCAACAAACTGATTCTTAGCAACGTCTTTGTCAGCAAGTGCGACCTCAAAAGCGGCAGCCATTCGTGTTGAAGCGGCAGGATCTGTTATAGATGCGTAACTTTTCTCAATGGTTGTAGCGTCTAAGTTACTGGCAGCACCTTTTTGCATTGCAGTCTTTTCTAATTGCGCTGTTTTAATCATCTGAGTCATGCGGGTTACATCAGTAATGTCCTGCTCAAATAACTTTCCAACACCTGGGATTGCATTCATGTATCCATAAACACCTGCTTGCAAACCAGTTAATTTATTGTTGTTAACTTGTGTTGCAAGGTCATACAGTTGTTCAGCAGCAATCTTACGTCCACTAGCACTATTTGCAGACTCTAAGCTGTTCTTAGAGAAATCCAAGAAACGAGCATTGGTTGCGGCATCTAGTGTTGCTTGAGCAGGAGAAACTTTAGCTACTGCGCCACCAGCAGTTACACCACCAGTTGGAGCCACGGCTTGACCTGTTGTTGGACGCTGAGTAAGCAATGAAGATCTAGGGACAAAATATGTTTTACCATCTAAACCAACAACTTGCTCAACTTGACCACTTGCTTGAGCTATTGCTTTGGCACTTTCAACTTCACCAACCGCAGCAGGACCACCAGGTATTGCTCTTTGAACAAAACCACCACCTTGCAATGGAACAAGCATAGTATTAGGAGACACCTCTGGAGGAGTAGTCTGAATCCTAGCTTGCATACCTCCAAATACAGGTTTGGCTTCAAACTGACCTGTTTGAGTATTAAATTGAGTTTGGATTTGATCTTTACTAGTTGGCAATCCACCAATAATTTGCATATTAGGATTCAACATTAAATCACCTTGCACTTTAGGTTGCAAAGCAGTAATAGTTTCCCGCATGGCGCTTTGTGAGGCAACAGGCAATCCTAATACATCTTGCAAAGCATTTTGTATATTAAATGGCAAGCCTTGCGCTCTAGCACCTTTGATTTGTTCTTGTTGAGCCAATTGTTCGGGCATAACAGGACCCATGTAAGCAGGGTTTGCTTCTTGGAATCTGGTAGGAGTGTACTTGGCTCGGAAGCCTTCAAGAGCCGCCTGATCTGCTTGAGCAAGTTGACTCTTACGCAACATATCTTGCATGGTTATAGCAGTAGATGGGATGTCCATTGCTGACTTGAAACCAGTAGCAGGATCACCACTTAACAAACTACCCAACAAGAACTGTTGAGTGGCCTGTTTCTGCATTGCTTGTTTTTCAGTATCAGACAAGCCCGTCAATGCGGCATCAGATAACAACCCAATATTAAAAGGCATAATTTACTCCTTAACCAATGCCAAGCAAACCAAGCAATCCTTGGCGTGATGTTGTTGTAGATGTTTGACCTGATCCACCACCAACATTGATACCCAATGCTTGATTGAGAATCTGTTGTTGTTCCAAAGGAAGATTGCGAATTGCATCCAACTGTGCTTGCGTAAAGTTTTGACGCAACAAACCTTGGTCTGCCAATGCTTTTGCACCAGTAAGACCCATAGTTTGACCAGCTTGTGAAATATCGGCCATCTGACCAGAAGCCCCCAAGCGTAGTTGGTTTTGAGTCAAACCTGCACCTTGATTAGCCAATTCTGCTTTCAAAGCAGTTTCTACATTAAAAATACCTGCGTCTTGAAGTAATTTAGCTTGTTGGGCGGCTCTAGCATTTTCGGCTTGGGCATTAGCCAAAGCTACTGTTTGGGCATTCTGAGTGTTAATTTGACCAGTAGATAAATCAACACCTTGATTAGCCAAGGCAGCCCTTAAAGCCGCATCTTGATTAGCCAAACCAAATCTTCCAGCTAAATCTAGTGATTGTGATGTTGTAGCCAAATCTTTGGCTTGATTCAATTGTGATGCTTGCATTGCACGGGCTAAATCAGCCTCAGAAGCACGTTGTGCCGCCTCATAAGCTTGAGCATTTTGTTGAGCAATTAAACGATTTGCATTTTCATCATAAGCACGATTTGTTTCTGCTTCTGCTACACCTAGCCTAGAACCACCAAAAGATTTAGCCGCAGTAGCTTTAGCTGCTGTATTTATTTGTTCAAGTTGCCTTGAACGCTCTAAATCTTTCAAGCTTTGTTCAGTAACTGCTTGAGTAAAAGGATTCATGTAGGATTGCAAATTCTGATTCAAGAATGAACCAGCAGTTACATCACGAACATTTTTGGCTGCTAAAGGTGCAATTTGACTTAAAGCTTCAGTTGCAACCTGAGATCCACTAATGTTTGTTGGGCTTACATCACGAATTGAGCCTCTATTTAATTGTGCGGCTCTAGCCATTGAAGTAGGGTCAATGGTAGCACCACCATATGTTCCTGCTCTTACTTGTAAAGGATTGTAATTAGCCGCCTCATTTGCCGTTCCAAACGCTGTACGCATACCAGCAAATACTTCACTATTTGGATCTGCAAATTGACCAGTAATTTGCATTGCCCTATCTTGCTCTGGAGTAAACCCTGCAAACTGTCGAGCACCTAATCCAGCCGAAGTAGTTTTTGCGCCTTGATAATTTTCTAAAAATAGATCACGCAGAGCAGGATCTAACTGCTGAGAACTTGAGCTTCCACCGCCTAGAGACATATTATTCCCCTTGTATCCATTTAATTGCATCATCATGTGAGGTGAAATACCGCCACATTTCTGTACTCACCTCTCTCATTGCTTCTTGTCCTCTAAGCAATAAGACTATCATTGGTGCTATTTGTAGTGAAATAATACGCAATGTGAGCGCATAGGCTCTGTCGTTGGTATTACCACGTTCAAGTTCTACAGAGTCTTGCCAAGCATTTATACTCTGAATAACTAATGGCATTAAAAACGCCTTATTAGCATTAAAGAACTCATTTGTAGGTAGCGTCACCAGAGCATTCCAAAAGACAATATCTATGTCTTTTCTGCTAGGCTCTTTATCTTTATCTACCAAGTCATCCCATAACTCAGCAATACCTGATAAAGCGACTAAAAAGTCTACAGCACTCTGGTTGCCACCAAACCATTCTAACAGTTTGGCATTTCTTATTTCACGCCAATTCTCAGAATCATGTTCAATCATAATATATTTAACGCAAACTACCTAGTTTTCCATCAAATCTAATAGTGCCAACTCGCCAATCAGATAATGTGTTTCCCTCAAGTTTTACTGCTATTTGTCTACCAGTAATTCTTAAAGAAGTAGGATTTGTCATTGTGTATGGGCCATAGTTATATTGTGTGCCAGTAGGGTAAAACTTGGTAGCAAATCGAGCCTTTACATCACCCAAAGTCTTCTCATCAGGAACAAGCCCATTTAGGCTCAAAACCCTGTCACCAGCACCTAATTCAATAGGTCCAGACTGAGCAAATATGGTCTGAGAATCATAAGCAAAGCCTACCTCATGCTCATAAATATACCCATCTGAAGAAACCATCAAAGGATTAGAGAATATTCCTCTGTCTGTACCGCAAGTACGATCCAAAGTGCCAACAGCCCAATGGCCTTCTCTGTAGTTGTAAGTCACATAAGAATCTACTTCATTACTGGCTGAACTTGGGTAAAACCACCAAATCTCACCATAAGTAGCCAAATGAACTGAATAGACTTTAGAGGCTTGTTGGGTATTTAAATTAGTAAATACATAATCACCAACATCAGAGGCCAATGGCTTTACAAAACCATCGTATACCCAGAAGCCTGAGTTTGACATCCAAATACATGAGTTATCAGTAGCGGCAACTGCTTGCTTGGAAATCACCCCACAAGATGAGCCAATACGCTCAAAACTGTAAACATAAGGTGGGCCAATGTAAGTAGCCACATGGACATCTACATCAGTAAACAGAATGGTTGCACCACGGGTTCGCTTGGCACACATCAATGAGCCAATTGTAGTTAACTCAAAGTCACCCGCTTGATTGGTAGCGGCAGCAGTCCAGACAGTATTATTCTCTTGATCACACCATTGGACTTTTCTAGGGTTGCCACCTGCACCAAGGGCAAATAAGAATCGTTCTTGTGTAGTTATAAGGCCAATATTGCCAGTAGGAGCATTGGTAATGGCAACAGCATCGTTAGCCGTATTTAATTGCCATTCAACAAGTTTTCCATCTTTAGATGAGCAACCTACTAAATACTCACCCCAAGTATCTAAACTCCATGTGGTAGCGGCAGTAAATGAGCCTGTATCAGGTCTTGGAACACCATAAGCAAAACTGCCATAAGTGCTATATCCATAACCAATTTTAAGAACAGCATCTGCATCACCAACAGTAAAACTAGTAGGTGTTATGTCTGTCAATGTGTTTGATTCACTTAGGTGATATAGCTTTGAGTGAGTGCCAATAGCAATGCGTCTATTGTTGCTGTTGTCTCGCCAGTTAATGAACCCACGGGCTTTGCCAGTTAGCTGGTCAGTAGTTCGTTTTCTCCATCCACCAACAGGGCGAATAGTTCCCTCAAACCACCGAACTAGGTTTGAATAATTCCAACGTCCTTTAGATTGGTAGTCTGTACCATTCTTATAGACTCCTGGCGGTATTTGTAGTGGAATGTAGGCCATTTTATATAGATAAGTTAGATACAAAACTCATTGTAACAATGGCTGAAGGAATTGCGGGTCTTGTTGGACTTGTTCCAGCAGCAAATTGCTCTATTGAAACACCAACATCAGTTGGCCTCCACATAATTTCAATATAGTCAGTTGCACTTAAACTAGCAAAAAAATTCATTGCTGCAATTGAATGTGATGGATCGCCTGATGATTTTCTTGCTGGTAAATGAAAGCGACTGTTTGAATTATCTATATTTGTGCCATTTTTTCTAAACCAAATATCAACATCTTGACCATCATTTATTGTATTTTTTAATTGAATTGAAAACTGACAATTCCAGATTCCAGTTTCCGCAACTGTAATTCTTGAGTCACTAGCGATAGTTACGCCATTAGAAAAATCTGTGGTGTTAAATGTGACTGCATAGGCAGTTGTTGTATTGGCAGCAGTCTGGTCTGTAGAGTCTTGAAACGCACCATAAGGATTGTTTAGATACTTACCACCACGAATACCAAGGGCAGAATTTATTGCGTTTACCAATCTGATAAAGAAAGTATTTAAAACGCTATTGTTTTGGTTTTGCAGAACAGCAGAATACGCCTCACCAGATGTACCAAGCTTTGGTATTGGTGGGGTTTGTAACTGTTGTCCTAAATTAGCCATTACAAGTTACCAGTAAGGGTAGATGGGAATCTGCGAGTCACACCAGGCCAAATGATGCGTACTGCACCAGCCGATGGGTTATTTTGACTTGAACCACCACCATAGTTTCCACCTGCACCATTTCCACCACCACCAGCACTACCATCAGTTCCACCAGAACCACCGCCACCACCAGCGTTTACGTTGACCACATAAACACCACCAGCACCACTAGTACCTTCACCAAGCAGTCCTACACCACCACCACCGCCCCCACGAGAGCCTCCAGAACCTGCGCCACCGCCACCGCCACCGCCAGAGCCATTACCACCATTAGATGTATATGCACCACCAGCACCACCATTGCCTGAGTAGCCACCTGCTCCACCACCAGCACCAGGGTCTGATAATGTTGTTCCACCTCTACCACCAGAGCCGCCAGTACCATAAATTACAGAGCCACCAAGACCACCGCCAGTAGCTCCATTTTGACCGCCACCTGCTTTGACGCTAGTTGAGTTAAATGAACTATCTTCTCCATACCCAATAACACCTACTTTTATGTTTCCGACAACAACTGTATAGGTGCTCCCTGGTGTTACGGCAATATTATTTGCGTATGCTAAAGCACCACCGCCACCGCCTGTAGCTCCAACGCCACCATCTGGTGAATAAGTACCACCAGCACCCACACAAACAACAGAAACACTATAAACACCTGCTGGCGCAGTCCATGAGTAAGTGCCAGGAGTTGTAAATGATTCTTGCCCAAAAACACCCGAACCAAGGCCGAATGCCCTAGCAGATGATGATGCTATTGTGGATAAAAGTGGCATGATTAAGCAAACTTAGTTTGTACGGCAAAAACTGTAAAAGCAGATGTTCCTGTTTTAACAATTGTGTATGAGTACACATCAATAGAATTTACATTACCTGCTGATGCGGTTAAACCACCTTGCCAAACAGTAGTAACACCACTTGTCGTTCCATCAACTTGAACAACAGAGTTGTAGTAAGCAGTAGATCCTTGCTTAACCATGTGGACAACAGTAATTGACTCACCAGTTGCCATCAAAGTGTTTAAAGTCACTGGAGTGCTTGCACCAGTAAGATTAATTGTCCAGTTGGCAGAAGCATCACTTGTGTAATACAAAACTGACTGAGTTGTTGCGTAGTAAGCAATAGTTCCAGTAGCAGCAGTAGCGGAAATGGTAATTGTTTCTAGCGCATTGACAAACTTAGTGCCAATCGCAGTAGTTGAACCAGTAAATGTCTGCTTACCAGTATAGGCATTGTTTACAGCAGTACCTGGCACAGCAAGAGCCGTCCTAGCGTCAGCCGCAGTCCCTGCACCAGTTCCACCTTTTGCAAGCTTTAGGTATGGACCAGTATCAAATAATGCGTCAATTTGGTCTAGGTCAGTATTTATTTTACCGCCCCAAGAGTCACTTGATGCACCTACTTCTGGCTTTGTAAGACTTAGATTTGTGGTGGTTGTATCTGCCATATTTACCTCATTGCGTTGTTACTGTCCAAGTCTCGGATTGGTCTGATATAACAGTCCAAGACTCTGATTGATCTGAAATTGTTGTCCAAGATTCTGCAACTAATGAACTATCTTCCCATTTAAGCCTTGCTGAAACAGTCACTACAGCATCACCAGCAACAAATGCACTAACATTCCTTGTTAAACTAGTCGCACAAGTTACTGTAGAAATTGAATCTACATTTGCTGAACATAAAATTACTGATAATGCAGAAGCTTGAATAGAACTTGTTGATACTATTTCTGCTTGTGCAGACTTGATAACACCTGCTGATACAGAAACTGTAGATTCGCTAGTTGGAGTTGCAGCAACAACTAAAATTCCAATTGCATTTGTTGTAATAGATGAAGTGCTAATTACTTCAGCAGCCGCATTGACTACAGCACCACCCGCAAGTGATGAGAATGGTGCTTCAGAAAATGCGCTTATTCCAAACATTATTTCAAGTGTCCATTACCAGATAACCATGCAAAAAGAGCAACTGTTCCTAAACCAACAATCCAAAAGAATTTCTTGACAATGCTTTGCCCAATAGAAATGTAAACATTTTCTATTACTTTTTCTGTGACTTTTTCAACTAAAACTTCTAGTTGTTCATCAGTAAGAACAATTTTGTTTTCCATGATTTTTAACTATTATAGTTAAATTGCACCCAATCAGGGTTATGAGGCCAATCAGTAAATGTTCTAGGCTCTGTAATCGTGCTTGGCAGATCACGCAAAGTCTGACGATAGGTTGTCCACTCAGCCTTCTTAGGAATGGTGCAATCAGCAATCTGAGTCCAATCACAATCTTTAAGTAACTGGTTGCGCTGACCACGAATGTTAGCCATTGCAGAATCTTTAGCAACTTGGATTTCTTCAGCACTCATATCTGCTACTTGAACAACAGAAACAAATTCACCATCGTCATAAGCAGCGCATGAAACCAACTTCTGAGTTAGCTTGTCATGTGCTTTAAAGGCATTAACCTTTTTGGCATTATTGGCGGTCAAGAATTCATCACTTGGGCCACTTGATGGAAATGATGTATTGCTAAACAATTCACGATAGTCGCCAACTGTGATGGGGCTTGTTAAGATTGCTATTTGCATGATGTTCCTTAATATGGGCCTGTATCTGAGAGTGCTGATGTTGGCGGTGTAAAGTTGGAGGTATATCGGGCGTAACCGATTGTTATTCTAAAGTCGTCTATGTACCCTACATATGCAGCTACGGCATCCCCTCTTGCGCCAATGCGAGTTCGAGTTGCTGTTGCAAAACTTGCTAATGAGAATGTTCCTGCGGAAGTGCCATTAACATAATACGTTACTGTTGATGACCCTGCCGCCCTAACCAAAGATATAAATGCCCAAGTGTTTGCTGTCAGAGTTGTAGTTGATTGTGTTTGTGCACCAGCCACAGAATCAAAAACTTGTAATTTTCCCCCTGAATTTATAAAAAATACAAAACCTGATCCACCTCTAGTTTCATAAATACATAAATCTCCAGAGACAGAAGTTGGATATATCCAAGCCTCTAAAGTAAATGCGCTTGAACCTTGAATAGCAAGTAAAGAATTTGTGCTATTTAAATAATCCCCTGTCCCATCAAATGCCAAAGATCCAGTACCAAACTTCACCACGCTTGTAGAAATCTGTGCATTGCCCACAGTTTCTAAGTCGTTCATCATAGCGTTGTCAAAGATTGCGCCATTGGTGTAGTTGGTCAACAATTGGGTGTTGGCGATGGCTGTTAATGGCGCAGTTGGCACTGTATAAGTAGTCCCCGTATACAGAGCAGTTCCTTTTAACATTCTAAAATCAGACATGTAACCAATTAGTTGCTCTGTAATAGGGGTATTAAGTGAGCCGATAAATACCGCAGAAGACGGGGTTGGGAACGTTGTTGAATTTGTCCCCGTTGCAACACGAACACCATTGCAAAATAATTCAAAAGACGTTCCATTCCTACAAACAGCAATATGAGTCCAAGCATTTCGTTTTACAACGTCCGAACTTGTACCTACTGGCACATTCCCATCTTCAAATTTAAATGCTACTCCTCCAGTAGTTGGGGAACCATTCCAATTTAAAACTATTTGCCAACATGGGCCACCCGATCCATCTCTACATGACACTAACTGCATAAGCGATGTAGTTTGCGAATAAACCCACGCTTCAATCGTGAATGTATTACCTAAATTTAAGTTTGTTGTATTGGGAACAGTCAAATAATCCCCACTACCATCAAAGTACCCTGACCCACCAATCACGCTTGTGGAATAAACAGCAGAAGCACCAAATGGGTTGAAGCGTTGAACGCTTGGTGTGCCATTGACTGTGATGGCAAAGTTGTTTGCGCTATTGTCAATGAAGCGGTTTGATTGGCAAGTTAAAAGGCTTGTGCCTGATATTGCTGTCAATGGTGTTGAGCTTGGGGTAAATGCGCTTGTATAAACTGCCGTTCCCTTGACAACACGCACATTTGACAAATATCCCTGAATATATGTTGGATCAGCAAGTGCACCAATAATTTGTGTGCCCGTAACATCAAGATTTGTAGACATTGTTGTATTTATATCTAAAACCCCATTTACAAAACTTCTTAATGTTGTCCCAGACCTAGCAAACGCAATATGAGTCCAAGTGTTTAAAGGAATATTAGTAGTGCCTTGATTACTTGTACCACTAAAGAACTCTCCTTTTAAATTACCTGATACAACTCTCAACCCTGCCGCCCAAGGAATATTTGAAGCACCTCCACGAGCATCAACAATTGTCCAAAAACTTGATGGATTTTCAGTTGGATATACCCATGCTTCAACAGTAAAATTACCCGTACCTAGCGACATTGCCGTTTGTTGTGTAAGTGTTAAATAATTTCCTGTACCAAAAAAGTTAGACCAATTAGACCCATAAGGCGAGAAAGAACCTTGGGTTGTATTGCCAACACGTGTAATGGTGTAAGTATTTGGGCTACTGTCTAAGAACGTATTGTTCTGTGCGCCATTAGTCCCATCACCATGCAACAACATAGCGACATAATTAAATTGACCATCTGGTGGTGTTCCAGATCCATCAGTTTTAGATGCTGCAAACATTTATCAACCTTTATGGCGTGTAGTTTTGTGCAACATTAACACCATACCAATTTGTGCCATCAGCAAAGAAAGAATAAATATCTTGTCTGCTTGCGGTAGATGTAATTGTTGGTGCAGTACCGCCAGGCCACTTAACTGTTGACCAAGTAACTGTTCGTGAGCCAGTTCCATCTTGTTTTAAAAACAAAATAAAAGACTTACCAGCAGTAGCTGTTGGCATCGTAATAGTTGCAGTACCTGTTAAGGTAATGATCTGTACTGTGCCATTTGTCAACGCTAATGTGATTGCAGTTGAACTATTGGCTGTAAAAGCTGTCTCTGTGTAGTTTGTAACCGCAGGGTTGGTCAATGGTTGACCTGACGGCAAATTAGCCGTATCACCACTTTGAAGCTCTTGTATTGTTGTTCCGCTAAGAACTAATGGGTATTTCGCTGCCATAAAAATCCTTACGTTATGCCAACATTAGTAGTTGATCCACCAAATGTTAATACAGGCAAATATCCATTTGCAACAGATATGTTTACTTGTGAACCTGAGAAATCAGTAACTTGCAAATAAGAGAGCATATTGTCTCTATAAATAGCTTTACCTGCTGGATAAGATACAAAAACATCCTTTGTACCTGCCGCTAAATCAACAGCAGATCCACTATTTGAAGATGCTAAAACTGTTGTTCTGGCTAATGTTGTGCCAGAAGATGTGTATGTGCCAATTCCAACTTCCCATTGGCTACCACTACTTGAGCTTATTGCGTAATAGGTAGTGTTTCCATTGCCAACAACCGAGAAAGATTGGAAACCAGTAGCTGCGCCAGCAAGGGTAAGCGTACCCGTTCCTGTCGTAGTAGTAGTTTCCTTTACACGATCAGCAATAACTAATGCCATGATTAACTCAATGTAACGTCAAGATCACCAGCAGGAATACGCAAAATATCACCAGTTGCAATGGTTTTACTTGCTGTCAAATCAGCCCAAGCAATCATATTGCCAGTTGTTAAAGCATCAAATATTGCAATGGCAACAATGGTTCCCCAAGTTCCCGTAGCGGCATCAAACTCAATGTTTGCGCTATTTGTCGCCAATGTTCCTGTTCCACTTACTGTAAAAGCAGCAGATTTACGGGCATATCCGCTACCAGAAAGCTCTGTGCCACCACCAGCATCAGTAGGTGCGGCAGTAAACAAACCAACATACAAAGTAGTTGGTGAGGTATATGCTACGTTAGTGAAAACGTGTTTAAGGATCTTATCCTCAAGATAATCTGTAAATGAACCAGCCATATATCACCCCAAAGATCGGGCACGAACAATAGGAGTAGAAGCAACAGATGCCCTTTGATCTGCCACCTCAATGTCGCCCAAGGAGTTGGTATATAACTGACTCCATGTGGCAAGACGATCATCGTCTTTCAAGTATGGTGTAGCTTCTACTAGCGCACCATACAAGTACAAGTCTGGTGCATAAGCTAGGAGCCAGTTGCTTGTATTTGAATCACTTAACGCAGGAATCTTACCATAATAAGTTAACTCACCCGTATAACTAGTATCAGGTGTTGGGATAACTTCTATTTGCGTACCAATAATTGTATAAAATTGTGGTTTACCAACAGTAATGTAATTGTTCTGTGATGCGTAATCACCCTGATTTTGAGTCACATACTGAAGATATGTAATTGGATTTGTATTCAGTTGGAACTCTTTAGCCTGTAAGAAATCAGAAGGAAAAGCAAAATACTGTGTATCTAAAGTGGCATTTGCACGTTTAACCATCTGTCGAACACGCAACTTACGATTAAATTTAGCTTCTGCCAAAGTGATAAATGAAGGAATGACAGACGTTAAATCATCCCGATTTAGATAATCAGCAATGGTTGTCTTTAATCCGCTAAAAGTATCAAGTGCCATTTTCTACATCCCTACACATTAATGTATGCTCATGTTTGTATTCAAATGTGCCAATGTGAAAGATCTCTTTTGATAGATCTTGGTCAACAAATGTTTTGTGTCCGTTCTCGGCGGCTCTACGGCAAAACCATACATCTTCACCAATGTAGTCTTCCGCAGCAGGAACCCAAGGTATAGCAAACCAAGGATATTCCATAGATTTATAGACTTCGGATTTAACAAGCATTACACCCATTCCGCAGTAGTCTACTTCAACAAGTCCTGTTGAATCGTCCTCAGTATATACCCTATTGACAAATAAAGCATCCATATCTGGAGTATTTTTCTTTACCGCAATAGGCTCTGTAGGAAATCTGCGCTTGGCATAATTCCCACAGACAATTCCCTTATCCCTTTCCAAAAGACGAATAATCATGTCCTTTGGAAACCTCATATCGCTATCTAGCCACATTGTGTGGGTGCAATTAGCCTTAACTGCATCTCTGGCTAGGTCCTGACGCTGTGAAGATAGTAGTGTTCCAGAACTAGTGTAAATCACTACTTTATGGTTTGTTGTACCTACTGTATATCCCACTAATCGGGCTAAATCGTATGCAAATCCAGAATTAACAAAGTCCCGTGTTGGAATTAATACTCCAATGGTCTTACTATCCATTAAACTTCTCCAGGTCTTGTGCGAAATGCACGATTATCAGGGTCATTCAACCATCGTTTCATGTAGGCTTGGTCATCAAGCTTACCTTCTGCCTTCATTTGATAATACAAAGCCATAGGAATAGATGCCACATGATGCAGATCACCCTTCCAATTAGCCTTCTCATCAAATGAGTTAAATCGTTCTTTGTTTGCTTCTACTACTTCAGTAGCATCAATAATAGTTTCAATGGTTGCCTCATCTTTGGCTTCATCATAATGCCAAAGTTTTTTGGTTCCCATTTCTAGGTTGGTGTCAAAGATTTTTGTAGTCATAAAAAAAAGGGTGGGTTATTAGCCCACCCCTTGCATTTCAGATTAAGTCTGAATTGTAGTGTTCAAGTCGTAGACAGCTCCATGAGCCTTCTCATTCTTGATCTTCAAGCCCCACTCACACAAGAGCATACGCTTCTCGGCATCACCTGTCTTAGCTAGTTCAACTGTCTGGAAGGGACGCAGATAAGCAACGCTTGCGTACTCAGGATCAAGCACGAAAACATCACGCTCACGTTGGAAGCGGTTGGCAACAATGCTCACGTTACCGAAATCGCTAACATAAATGTCTGCGGCTCCGATGATTGTTGAAGGCTTAGGACCTGTAACATTGAAACGCTGACCAGCAATACCAGCCATCTTTGACAAGTTCTGCTTGTTAACAGGACCAGCCATAACGATAGATGGTGCGCCACCTTCTGTCCAAACCTTCTGGATTACGTCTTTCAGCAATGCTTCGCTGAATGAACGCAAGTTACCTGCTGTAGAGTCTGTACGAGCTGCATCAGGAATGGTTGTTTATGAAGGATCAGAACCACCAGTACCTTCGTTGGTATTGGTCTTCAAGAAGGCCAACAATGCACCAGTTTTACGGGCAGCAGATGTAGAACCAGCAGTAGCGGCTTGGTTAGCCAACATTGTTGACTCCATGTCACGCTTAATTTCCGCAGATTTTTTGGCCATTTGATAGCTCAATTCTGAGCGGCGTCCTGCTTTATCAACAGATTCCAATGTGCCAGAAATGATTACATCTTTACGGCTAATCTGAGTGTAGTTACCCAAACGAACTGTAGCAGTTGCTGCTGTGAAAGAAGTGATGTCATCACCCTCGATCTGAGCATTAGTTGTGATTGCAGCGGCCAAATCATCAGTTTGCCATTCAAAGAAAGTGTTGGTGACGTTCTCACGACCAACATTGCTCATGAATGGAGTCTCTTCTGGAGAGATCTGATAAATGACGTTTGAAAGATCTTCCCGTACACCCTTTGCGTCAAAGCGGGTGTAGGTGTTTGTAATAGCAGCCATGATAATTCCTTAAATAAATTTCTCGAAAAGGGATGCGGCATCTCTGACGCTTCCAGTTTGTGCAAGACGCTTTTTTGCGTTATTTATATCACTCGACTTAGAACTCACGCTACCTGCTGAACC